GTCGGTTGGAGATGAACGGTAGATGGATTTTTTACTTGAATAGACGTATCTGTTTCGGAAACTAACTCTCCAATGATGGAGCGTTGATTGTCCACGAAGCAAACAAGGTCTGTCGCCTTTACTGGTTGTTTTTCTGACATAAAATAATTTATATTAAAATATTATATTTTCAAGAGAATAAATCAAATAAATCTGTTTTAATTTGTTCGTTAGGCTTTCTGGCTATCCATTTAACCCGATTATAGAACCTCTCCACTACGCTAAATACAATCTTGGAAAACATGAGTTCGTAATCTATTTCAAACATACCAGCAAACTCTTCTGGCATTTTATCTTTGAACCCAATAGTAGTAATGCCATATTTGTTTGATTTCTTTATATACACCCAGCGCAGTTTATCTCCCTCCGCTGCCATCTCGCGAGTATTGTCCAGATTTAAATCCTTTATTATAATATTATAATAATGACCCGCCTTAGCATGAATAGGCATACCTTTTGGAACTTGAAAGCCTTTACATCTTGAAACATACTCATCAAAAGACGATAAGCCAACTACAAAAGAAATATCTTCAACCGGAAGAGATGTAAAAATATCATAAGCCTTCTTCACCGCTTCGTCAGTTTTAGATTGCGATCGAGAAAGCAGCATTGTCTCAATGATATTCTTAACATGAGGTTTTACCGGGTCAGGCATAGTTGTTCTAACAACCTCAACCCCAGTATACTTAAACTTATCCATCTTGATACCTTCATCATCGAGAAGGTGAAGCGCATAACGCTTCTTTTCTAAAAATAGACCAACATCGCAAATAGCCTCTCGCTTGAAAACCAATCTACAATCATTTGAATTGAATGCTGTTACCGCCCAGGCTTTAATTTCGGTATTCAAGTAAGCAGTTAATTCTTCGCATATATTATATACCTCATCAGTTAACCCTCCTTCATTACAGAATTGAGTAATAGTATTTGAGTCAACAAGAGATTTAAGAGAGATATAGCACGAATCTGTATCATTATATACAATCGGGTCATTATGTTTAAAGTAATCATCAGTAAGTTTAGACCTTGCTTGAAGAAACTTCTTCGCAAAATCATTAGACTTTTTAATTACCGCCTGACCAGAGAGAGTAATGCTACTCGCAATATCATCGTCGCCAATCGGGGAATGCTTATTGCCAAAATATCCATAAGCCGAGTTAATCAAAACTTTAATAGTTAACTGCTTTGTATCCAGACGATTAATCTGAAATTGTAGTTCCTGTTTCTCCCTCTCGCTCTCTTTGTCTTTTTTGTTCTTCAATTCGGATATACGTATCTGTAATTTTTTAAGCTCGTCCTTTACTTCAACCCGCTTCTGATAATAGAAATCTACCATCTCAGGCATAATGCCCTTCTTTTTCTGAGAAAAAAGAATACCCGCTTTTGATATTGCGAGTTTTTCCTGCTTTACAATCTTAGCAAACTTATCGGTAGGCACTGTAAAGACCTCTCCATTGACATATTGTATGGTGACCTCACTCGCACTATGCTTTATAATTTTACCAATTTTAGTCTCTGGAGACATATTGAGAGAAATCATCAAGTTAGGGTATAGAGAGTTAGCGTCAAAAGATACTACATACTCTTGAAACCCGCCCAGAGGCTCAGCAACATATGCGCCAGGATTCTTGCCTGTATCGGCATTACGAATAAATGTCGCTATCTTCTGGTCTCTATAACGAGCACGAATAGCCGCGGCCCCGTTAATAACAGAAACAGCGCCCATAGCAGCCTCAAACGTGGTAAGGCCGATATACGCAAGCATTCTCAACAAATCTACATACTTCAACTCTTCATCAAGTCTCTGGAGAAGATAAACGTCATGAATGTTATATTCAACGAACGTCTGCCAATGCTGCTCGGCCAAATCAGCAATATGTATATTGCCGTAATCAATCTTTCTCTCGTTTATCTCAATCTGAGCAATATTATCAAGACGATACGAGTCTCTATTTTTTAATTGAAATCTTTTATAGACGTCGAGATAGTCAAGACATGATACACCGTCAATAAACCATCTTACACTATTCTTGCCATACATTCCTCGCATGGCTCTATTGTAAACCCTACCAACAGGAGAGAGTCTTAGAACTGCCTCTTCCCCCATAATATTATTGATACGGTTAATAATATACGGCATATCAAACCCCATGGAGTTCCATCCCGAAAGAACATCGGGATAGTCTCTCTCAAAAAACTGAAGCATTCTCTCTAAAAGTTCTACTTCAGTTTTACAGTTTACATAAGTTAGTTCATTTTTAGGGTACTTTGATGAATCAAACTCACCCACCCCCCATACATATTTGTGCTTATCAATCGTATCATAGATAGTGATTACGTTGATAGGATGGTTCGCCTTTTCTGGGTCAGGGAATTCGTCCTTAGCAACGGCCTCAATATCAATAAACTGAACTCGCAATTTATTAGAAAGGAAATCAAGAGTCTCATTATGCTGCCAAAACTCATCAAGCAAAAATTGCTGATAAGTCGGTAGGTTTTCAAAAAGTCTCTTTACCCCGGACTCGCGAATATATCGCGTGCGCTCATATTGATTTAGGAAAACCTTCTTGCGAATTTTAGTCCCATAAATAGACTGGTCTGTTCCGTTATTATTATCCTCTACGTAGATGTATGGTCTGTACGGCGCTGTATAAGAAGTTCTATTACCGCTCGCATCCCAGGTCCATATTTTCATTTCCTGCTTACTGGGAATATAAGCAATATTTCTGTATCCAATCATATATCAGTATTATATTTCCCGAGCTGAATGCGCTTCGGGTCCCCATAATCTAATCTAAAAAGTTCTAAAAAGCAATCAAGATTTTCATCGTTTTCAAGAAATCTTTTCTCTGCGACTTGATACCACTTACGAGCGCTATTTTTATATCGCTGACTATCCTTTAGAGTCTCTCTAATTTTTGTAATCATCTCTTCCCCGCTATTAAATCTAATAGGAGCGTTTTTATATGTATCAATATCCTGACACGCGACTGGTAATCCAAACGAACTCGCTTCAATGTATTTTAAGTCGCTCTTTGCTTTATTAAAATTATTATCCTGTAGCGGCGCTACCCACATTTGTATTTCCAAATCATGTAGTTTTTGCGGATAGGAATACATTTGCTGCCAAGGATGAAATTCTATTTCTCTATTACTAACATAGGGTCTCAATTTTAACGGGAATGCTCCTACAAACACCCATTGAAACTCTTTCCGGGTTTTAATAATAGCATCAATAACATGGTCAAAATCATCTCGCTGCTTAACCTTATTGTCAACGTCAAAATGCGCTCCCGAGCCAGCATACAAAATTCTTGGCTTCTTCTTGTGCTTTTGATACAGGTTATAAACCCTCTTTTCGTCAAAGAAGTTGCCAATCCAGAACTTAGGAGGGAAGTTAGGTATGACAGTAACTTCTCTCTTACCAGTTTTCTCGCGATAATAATTCTTCATGAAGTCACACGTAACAGTAATTTCATCACATATGTTCATAATCTCCATTGAAGTATTACGAATCTCATCCGACTCAAAAGCAAACTTAAATTTATTATAGTCTGGTATATCTTCTCGGAAGATAATATCATCAATTTCATATACAAGCCTACAACCAAATTTAGGTTGAATAACACTTTTAAGAAACTTAACAAATTCAAGTTGATGCGGAGTGGCTTGCCTCTGTATTCTAATAATTTTTACATTATGATAAAAATCAGGGTTAGTAATCATCACTGAAGAGCTCTGGCATAGAGCCTTCTGGTGAGCATTCAATACGTGTTCAGGCCAAAGCATTCTCCATAGACCACACCCGCTGTAGTCAGCAAGATAATTTACGCATCTCGTTAAAGATTTTACATCATCCGGAGAGCTTTGCTGCGGCGTCATCACGGAAGGTGTTTGAGGCGTTTCAACCTGACCAAAAGGGGTAGAAAATGGAGACGTAAATGGCGAGCCTAAATTTATCATTACAATAAACTTAAACTATATTATTTAAATATCAACATTATATACGCGGGTTGTTATACCATTTTCCTTTTGAAGGTAAATCATATCTGTATTATCTGAGATAGCCTTGATTGCTTCAGGTCGATGAGTAATAACAAAGACACATTCTTTATTTTGCTCTACCCTATCATTTAATATTTCGTTTACTAACTCTACCCCTTTAGCATCTAAACTCGAGTCGTAGAGTTCGTCAAAGAAACTCACATTGTAAGCGACATTGCCTTGCATTCGTCGAGCATCAGCAAAGGTAAATAGACACGCAAGGTCAATATTTTTTCTCTCTCCATCAGAGAAGTTATAATAAGAGCAAAGTTTGTTATTGTCGTTAATAATCTCTTCTTCAAAATATTCATTAAACATACAAATACAATTCGCGTCCATCTTTTTCAAATAAAACGCTAACCGACTATTAAACAATTGAAGAATCTGCTTTACAATATAAGCCTTTACCCCTTCTTCAGAAACGATAAACTTACCATAATCAATAATGTTAAGCATCTCTCGACACTTATCTACAGCGCGAGATAATTCTTCTACATCCTTGCTTGTTAAGTTAATCAAATCATCTGTATCGGTATTATTACTTTTTATAGACTCAATATCTACAATCAATGTATTAATCCACTCTTCATATTGAGCAATATTTGATTCAATATTAGACCGAGAGTTTAAATCGAGTTTTATATTTTCGAGTTTTGTTCTCGTCTTTACTCTTAAATCCGTTAATTGCTCTTTAACCGCAGTTAACTTTTTAATAGCCTCCGCGCACTTTATCAATTCGGTCTTCTTGTCTGAAATTTTTGCTTTAAGCGCTTCTTTACTCGAGTGTATACAGTCACGATCGTTATCTTCAATTTGGCGTAAACAAGTAGGACACGTATCATCATCTGTTCCAATTTTATTATAATCCTGCTCATCTCGTTGTATGTTAGTTTTTAAAACCGCGCAATTCTCTACCTGCTTAGTAATTCTTTGACCTATTTCCTCTATACCATTATTTATCTCTTTAAGTTTAATCTCGACGGGCTCACTATCGAGTTTATCAATCTTTTCAAGTTTATCCTTGAGAGTCTTTATATTGTTCTTATTATCGCGGAGACGGTCTTTATATTTGGTTAATTTTTCCGCTCTTTCTTTAACAACATTATCGCGCTGAGTTTTATAATTTTCGAGAGAGTAGTTTTTTTCTTCTAATCTCGTCAACTGTAAATCATAATCCTTTTTAATTTCATTATAATCATTTCTTGCGAGTTTTAGCATCTCGCCGAACACCTCCAACGAAAAAATATTTTCAATAAACTTACGCTTCATTATGGTCTTCTGACCCATGAACGGTATAGTATTATTTGCGGTCATTACAACGCAATTCTTAAAAATCTCTCCATTAGCACATAATAACTTACTAATATAATCAGTAGTATTAATGATGGAATCCCGCGTTATGTCTGACCCGTCCTTCTCAAGAGATAGCCTGGATGGCTTTAACTGTCTTACAATTTTGTAATGACCAGTCTCTTCAGGAGATATAATATCAAAAGTCAAAGAGACAGCACACGTCCCATCAGTTAAATTATTTGCGATAAGTTCTTTCTTAGTAATATCGCGTATAGTTTTTCCGAAGATAGCGAAATAAAATGCGTCTGCGATAGTGCTCTTACCTACGCCATTTTTTCTGTCAATACGGTCTTTGTTAATGCCGGTAATAACATGAAGACCGGGTTGGAAATCAATCTCTACTGGAGTCTCGCCGACAGAGAAGAAATTTTGTATAGTTAGGTTTTTAAAATTGACGTGCTTCATACAGATTGTAATGACCGCTTATAAAGGTCTAAAACATAATTTACAACAGGTTCTTTATTTGATACATCCATTATATTGATAAACTCGGTAATTGCTTGCTCGATATCTACCCCGGAAAAATCCCTACCGTCTTCGTCTTGTATAACACAATTAAAGTTAATATCGTGCTCAATATCCAAAACGCTGGGCTGGAGCGCTCTTATTTGCTTAAAGAGAAAATCAGAATCTTGGGTAGATATTTTTCTATCAATTATTAGTTTAACAATATTATTTTTAACTCGCTTCGAAAGTTCTTCAAGAGAAACCATCTTTTCTGAAATTTCAGATAGAATAAGTTTTTGAAAAATAGGCGAAACATCATTCTTTACAAAGTTATACTCTCCTGTATTTAAATCAATAAAGTAAATACCTTTCTGGTCTCCAAGGTCTCCAAAATCCATTTGATATGGATTACCGACATATAGAATAGTTCTACCTTCTATAATTCTCTCAGACCTTAAATGAAAGTGACCTGTTATTGTGAGAGGGGTCTTTTGATATAAATCCTCAGCCACAAAACCATGGTCACATATTTTAAAGTTATTTAACTTGAATGTAGCAACTTCAAAATGACCAAAAAGAATATCGCACTCTGGTATATCCTTTAAAGAAGTACCCCAGGGAGCAAACGCGATAGTTCTGCCCTCACTCGTGGTAGTTGTAGTAATTTTTTCAATTACTGTAATGTTGTCTCTGCCATTTAAAATCGATAGCGAATTAATATCAGATGTATCTTTATAATAGCAGTCGTGATTACCAGGGATAAACACAATGTTAAAATCACTCAGCGTATTTAAAATTGTGGCAGCATGTGAAAGAGTGTTTGTAGCAATTGAATCTCTATAATGGAAAAAATCGCCGCAAAAGATAATATCTTGAATATCTCTCGCTTTAAGTTGATCGCGAAACCACTTTACCCACTCAAGAGAAATTCTATGCCACGTATCACTATCACGATGTACCCCGATATGTATATCGCTAAAAATTGCGCAGTTAGAGGATTTAATCATACGTTATCTTCGTTATAATACTCTCCATCATCACAACCAGTCCTTGTATAAACAAGCCCGTCAGATTCTTCAATCATATAACGCTCATATTCTCTCTCTCTAAATTCAGATTCTGCTTTATGTAATCGCTTCTCTTTTTTAATTCTGTTAATAAATGCTCTAAATGCTATCGTAGTAAAATAAGAGAAGGGATTGTATTCTGAATTAACATCAAAGTTTTTATTCTTTAGAGCAGCATACATTTTGATTATAGCATCGCCTACCATATCATCTCTATATGTATAGTCTCTAAATTTGGAGTTATAACTTAATCCAGCAGCAATCTTGTTTATACATTCTCCGAGATAATTCTCAAACTTATCGGTCTCATAAAATTTTTGTATAGCGTTTTTAAAATCTTTCGGATCAACGTAGTAGTTGAGTTTATCTGTTTTAGTCATAATTAACTATATTTTGTTTTTCTAATTATTCAACTCATTAATTTGAGTTATTGAAAATGGTATATGCTCTTTTTGGTAAATCTCTTTACGCCTACTGAAATGTTCTTCACCATACTTGAGATTATCTGCTAAATCAAATATTAAAAGTTTTTCCTTTGTGTGATGCTTTCTCAGGCCCCGACCAATAGATTGAACCAGTCGTATAAAGGCTTTACCCCCGCTGGTAAACATAATCATATGTATATTTTTAATATTAATACCAGTAGAAAATATAGAAGACATAGCAACACATATAATATTATTTTTCTGCTCCATTTGCTCCTTTATTTTTTCCCTTTCATCAATCTCAACTGACCCTTGAACAAAAAATACCTCTCTATCAGGGAGAGATGAAAGAGTTTCAAGTAATATCTCGCCGTGTCTGATATGGTTTACCAATATTAATATATTATTATTAAAGTTGCCGCTTATTTTTTTAATAACGCTGTTTCTAAACTGATTTTCATAAATGAAATCGAGCTCCGCTTTATATCTGGCAGTCGCATTAAACTCTTCATCGGTAAAACTTACCTTAGGCTTATTCTTATAGTCAATTTTTATTATCTTTACTTCGGCATTTGTAAGGAAGCCTTCATCGCGCAGTTCACTCCCTCTCTTCTCATAATATACCGGCCCTATCTTGCCCTTTACTGACCACTCCTCCATCCTCTCGTCGGGCAGAGTACCTGTAAATCCAAATTTATGGGTAGTATGTATTTTCTTTATAAGTTTACCTATTTTATTTTGACCCTTTATGCGATGACACTCATCAATAACTACAATATCAACATATTTTACCCACTCTTGAATATCAAACTGGCTTTGTAGTATTTGATTACTCGCTATAATAACATTTACACTCAAATCTAACTTATATTCGGCAGTCCATCTACAAAAAGTAAAGGGAACTTTATAATCTATAAAGTCAGAGTATGTTTGTTGAACAAGACCTCTATCAGGAACCAATAATAGGCACTTAAAGTTATTATTTTCCTTATAATATTTATGTATATTATATATCAAGGTAGCAATAGTAAGAGTTTTACCGCCGCCGGTTCCTAATATACATATTCCGCGGCCGCCTTTTAGAGCCTTTTTAAGAATATCCTCTTGATAATAGTGTAATTTAAGATTATTGTCGAGAGAGGTAAGATTTGAACCAAAATTTGAATTTAAGTAATCAATAGCATCAGCAGTAAAGTTAATTTTAACTAAATCGCTATACTCTTTAATAGCCTCAATCACATCTACAATGAGACCAGGTTCAAATTTACCATTAGGGGTTATGGCATAAAGTTTTCTCGGGGCAAATCGAGATTGAAACGCGGCAAACTTATTAGGAACACTAAATTTGTCTCTTATAGTATTAACAATAGAAAAATCTTCACAGACTAACGCGCAAGTAGATGTTTTTTTACTATAATCAATAGTAATATTCATTAAAGAGTCTCCATCTGTATTAGAGCAACAATATTTTTAATATCCCACACCATAGAGGATAAATTCTTCTCTGCTTTTTCTAAAAGTTCTACTACTAGTTCTAATTCATATAACTTCTCTGATATATCCTTAACTCCAGAGCTCTTTTTTGCTATACTAATAGACTCCGGAATGCTCAATTTAGTTACGGACTTCTCTCGCAGTTCTTTCGCAATCTTTTGCTCTATTTCGTCCTTCTCCTTCTTTAATCTAAAGATATCTCTCTTATGCTGTATAAGACGAGCGGCCCAGAAGTGTCTTCGAGCAGGTAATCGACGCTGAACTGTAGAAACATTCATTTCGTCAATAACGAGTTCTTGCTTTAACTCTTCTATGTATTTATCTAAAAGATTCACTGTTATAATATAAATATATATACAGTGAAATCCAGCATATACAGCACTATATTTCAAAATATATTACTCGAAGATATTATAGCGGGGGATGGCGGAGCCTTTGGAACTGCTCAAGAGCCTATATACAGCCCTAATAATATTACATCCGGAGATACATACGCGAGAGGAGACTCTCGAAATATATTCGGGAACGCAAAAGTAAAAATACAGCGCCGCAACAATATACCTAACTTACTTACAGGTAAAAAGAAAAAAAAGAGGAAAAAACGTAGTTGATTTATTTTTGAGGAATCAATAAATAATCTTGTGGTGGGTGAGAGGGGAGAAAAAAAGGTCTTAGAAAATAATATATATAATGGAGCTCGGACATTGGGTTTTTGACGGAATTGTGCCGGAGTATTTCTACGGGTTTGTGTATATTATTGTTAATAACGTTAATAATCGTAAGTATATTGGTAAAAAGCAGTGCCTGACTACTGTTAAGCTGCGGCCGCTCAAGGGAAAAAAGAATAAAAGGCACGTAGAGAAAGAGACTGACTGGAGAACCTACTGTGGCTCGAGTGAGCAATTGCTTAAGGATATAGAAACTCTAGGAAAGGATAAATTTTCTTTTAATATTCTTAAATTCTGCGATAGTAAGTCTGAATTAGCGTATAGCGAGGCTAAATTACAGTTTGATAATGACGTTCTTCTAAGAGAAGACTATTATAACGGGATTATTAACGTCAGAATTGGTAAAATCGCCAAAAAGAACAATCCTAGTTGATATTGTCTCTTTCTCCTATATTTTTCATATTATGGGGGTGGATTTAAAATTATATAATATCGAGTTAATAGATATTACAGAGGAACTCTCATATAATATTATGAGAGAGTGGATTGATTACCTTTATGAATTTCAACTCTTAGATTCTAATAAAAATACTAAATTAAAGGTGTTTTATCACTTTTTTATCAAGAAAGTATCTGACTTAATAATAGATTCGTCAAAAGATTATAAGAAGATACTGTTTATAACCATTTGTAATGAAAAAAAGTGCGATATAGTGCTTAAAAATAGAATTAGTCAGGCAAATTATGAAGAATCTGAGTTTTTTACTATGATTAAAGGGCTAATATCTAAGATAGAGCGTAATTTTCCTATAAAATTCGTTGTTTCTACTAAGTCATACAAAGAATATTTGGATTTTTTATATAAAACCCCTGGAAAAATTAACTATCTTAGATTAAAGATAGAGAAATCCGATTTTACTAAGTTTACTTACAGTAAAATATTAAAATTCACAAAAAAATATGACTTATCTTGGCTAAATGAAAATTATTTTAACACAATCAAGTCAAAACTACTTCTTATTTCCTAAATATGTATAATAAAATGAAAAAATTCGACAGAATTCTAAGAGAAACATACAGGATAATACTTGAACAGGACCCTAATGCTCCTATCGATCCTAACATGGGTCCTAACGCTGTTATGGATCCCGCGATGGGTGCTGATTTGGGGGCAGCTGCTCCAGAGCCTGCGCAGCCTGAAGGGGTTCTTAGTTCGGTCGGGGAAGTTGCTCTAACCGAGTTAATTTATCTTGCTCTCTATATTGATCCTAAAGATGTTTCTGACGCTCAAAAGTCTCAACTCGATAATCTACTACCACGTGGAGCAGATAATATTTCTCCTGATAATGCTAAAGAGATAATTAACGTTCTAAGACAAATTGTTAAGGAGGAAAATCCTAATATAGCACTTGATTCTACAGAAAAGTCGGACGCAAAAATTATTGATGCATTGCCAGAAGTTTAATATTTTATTATGAGTTGGAAATCCCTATCTAATGTATATTCCGAGCAAGTAATTCGGGGTAATAATGCCGCTACTGTAGAATCCCCACTAAAAGAGTGGAGATCCCTATCGGATGTATATAGTGAGGCGACTGTTAGTATTAAATTTAACGATGATGAAGTTCATCAGATTAATCTTAGCGATGTTTATGCAAGAAAAGTGCTGGGATATGCAACCTTTGCTGAAGAATCGCTGTTTGAATTAATCGTAAGATGGGCCAGGACCGGGGGGTGGAGCGAAAGTGGGGTTAAGAGAATATCTGAGCAAATTAATTCTATTTTTAGAGAAAAGTTTCCCGATAAAATAGATAATCCGTCTGAGATTAAAAAAATTGCAAATGAAATAAGAGCTATTATTTCATATAAAAAGAAACGAAATGCTTTTACAGAATTTGTAAAAGATAAGAGTGATAATATATTTACATTATTTGATTTATCAGATAAATCTGAAATACAAACTTTATCAGATAAGGATTTTTTATCCGCTTTATGTCAAATTGACTTATCGGAAAATAAGGTAAATGTTGGCCCAGGAGAGGTAGCTGTTACTTTATTTACAGAGGCAAAAAATCCTGAGAAGGGAGATTTTTATACGGAAGGCACTGGGGTGGTTGAATTAAAGGGGAGCGATGGTAGAGTAGGTAAGGGTAGGAAAGAGCAGGCGGTATATTCGAGTGTTATTGATAAGGCTATAGACGCAAAATCTATTGAACAAACCCAAAATAATTATTTTAACGACATACAGAATTTAAAAGCAAAATTTGAAAATCGCATACTCGATTTTAATGTAGGCAACAACAAAACAATAGTTAGTGTTCTTAAAGAGATTTATGAATCTACAACATTAGAGAATTTTTTAAAGAAAACTAAATCTGAAAATTTTACAAAAACAAAAAGCGAGGAATTAATTAGTAAACTCAATATCTTTAAACCGAAGGTTCAAGATGAATCATTGGAGGATTTTAGAGAGGCTGCAAAGCAGATCATTAATTTATCATATAAAATATATGGCTTAAAGCTAGGTAAGGAAGTTTCCAAGTTTAAAACGTTTTTTAGTAGCGACATGATTAGTGACGATCGTAAACTACAGACCATATTAAAATATGTTGATAGTAATATAACCGACGAAATAGAAAGAATAATTATTGATTCTTATAAGAGTTTACCTGTCGAGAGCGTTATTGGAGCTATAGCTATTGCTAATTATCATTCTACAGAAAAGTTTAATTATATTATTTTTGCTAATACTCTCCCTGGGATAATACAGAGTGGTAAATTACCGTGTAAGGTAATTGGACCGTTTAAATTAGGTAAATATGAGAATAATTTAAAGCTCGTGCTGGATAATATTGATAAATTAGTTTTTTCGCCGAATGCTGACCGTGGAGGATTTCAAGTACAGTATGCAGGAGGTGTTGCGGCCCAGAGCACGGACAGCGTTTCTACAGATAATGCAAATATATCGCCAGAGACTGGTACCGCAGCTGAAGGAGAGAGATTAAATATACCAGTATGAAGACGTTTAAGCAATTTTTTAATCTTCTCAAGGAGGGGGGTAATCTGTTTACTGATACTCGTCGCATTAATAAGCAGGAGGTAATTCCCACAGTCAGGCAGTTAGAGATACTTACCGGCCTTCCTTTCATGGATAATATGCTCGGGTCTACCGGTAAGGCAGAAACATCTGGAGATTTAGATTTAGGAATTGATGCTAATAATATCAGCAAGGACGAACTCATTCAAATTTTATCATCAAAAGGAGTTCAGGCAGAAAATATGAAAAAGACCGGCATTGAGGTCGGCTATAAGTCTCCTATTTATAAAAATAATAAAGATATGGCAGGCGGGTTTGTTCAAGTTGATTTTATGTTTCATACAGATATAAATTACTTGAGATGGTTTTATGCGAGTAATGAGAAGGCACCTTTTAAGGGTAGAGATAGAAACATTCTTTTATCTGCTATTGCTAAAGTTAAAAATTTGACATTATCAATAAATGGTCTTTCGAGTAGAGAAACTAAAATGTTTATTACATACGATCCGAATGTTATTGCCGAGAAGTTATTTGATGATAAGGCTACGAAAAAAGACTTACATGATATACCTTCCATAATTAACTGTTTAAAAAGAATATATAAAGACGATAACACTGTAAAGGAAATCGTTGCCCCTGCTGAGCAAACATCTGGAGTTTCATACATATGATACCTTTCAAGCAGTATTTTTATCTCAATGAGAGTGCTCGTATACAGCACGCTGAAGATATTATTTTCTGGGAAGGGTCGCGAGGAGCACTTAGAGCGTTGGGCGCTCTAACCGATCTACAGCAAAATTATAAAAATGTATCTATAAAATGGGATGGATCTCCTGCGGTTATTTTTGGCCGTAACGAGAAGGGCGAGTTTGTATTTACTGATAAAAACGGATTCACAGCAAAAGGGTATGATGGTAAATCAAAATCCGCTGATGAACTAAAAAATATGTTTTTAAATAGGAGCGGTGGTAAAAACAGAGAGAATGAATCCTATGTAGAGTTTACAGAGAGGATGGGCGACGCCTTTAATATAATACAAAAGGCAATGCCTAAGAGTTTTAGAGGGTATGTAAAGGGGGATATGCTTTATTTCGATACCCCTCCTGTTTTTAATAAAAACTACGTCTTTACTCCTAATATAGTTAGATACGCTGTATCTACAAATAGTGATCTAGGTAAAAGAATAGGCAGATCGAAGGTAGGGATTGTCGTTCATAGGAATGTGGATGATCTGGGCGAAGAAACCCCGCTTACTTCTTACGATATCCTTGAAGGAGACACGGTATTAATATTGCCTCCTGTGTCGATGGAGCAAGCCCCTACTATTAATATTAAGGAGATAGGTGCCTTGAGAGAGGTAGTAACGCAATTTGCGAGCAAAATTGACAGTATGCTCGATGCTGACAAATTAAAAGAGAGGCAGCTCGCTGATCTCTCAGATATTTTTTATAAGTACACAAATTCTAAAGTAGATACCGGTCTAGAGACGCTTGGGCTTGATTTTACCCAATGGCTTGTGACATCTAATTTAACTAAACCCAAGAAGCAGAATGTTTTAGTATATATTAATGAACATTTAGATGGATTTTCTGCTTTGTGGCAGATTGTAAACGGTATAATGAGAATAAAAGACAATATCATATCGCAGTTCGATAAGAGATCGCAAGTTGTTTCTCAATCTATAGAAGGTGTCGGCTCAGGAGGCGAGGGGTATGTGTTAGCGGACGCTGGCGGTGATATAAAACTCGTTCCAAGAGAGCATTTTAGTAAAGCAAATAGATCAAAAGTAAGATGAAAACATTTACACAATTTTTTAAAGAGCAGGCGACGGGTAAAGCAATAGCGATTTATCCTGGACGCTTTCAACCGATGTTCTTACATCATAAGCAAGTATTTGATCAGCTCGTCTCTCAATTCGGAGCTAAAAATGTATATATATCAACATCGGACGATACCAAAGATCCTTTATCGTCGCCTCTTAATTTTGAATTAAAGAAGAAGGTGATGGTTGATATGCTGGGCATAAAGGAGGATAGGATTCTTCAGAGAGTATCTCCTTACAGAATTGATTTATATAGTGATATAAAGCCGGAAGATTCTACATTATTCTTTGCTTTAGGCGAGAAGGACCAGCAGGAAAGATTTCCTTTTAAAAATCTAAAAGACGGGGTAAGTTATAAGAAAGATAATATTACTCCAACTCAAATTCAGCCTGAATCAGCGAATTTTAACCCTGTAATTTCTGGTAATAACTTATATGCCTTTATAAAAATAATACCTAACGTTGAATCTCAATCTGGAGTTATGAAGGCTACTGATTTTAGAACCGCTGTTCGTAATGCTAACTCGTTTGAGGAAGCTAAGAATATATTTTTCAATGCGTACGGTAAGCCAGTTGATAGTTCTATGGATGATGTTATACAAAAAATAAGAACTATCTAAGAGTATTGAGGTAGTTTAATATTTTTTGAAGGTTCTTCTCCGCTAATTGGTCTATTTTATCGGAATTTACCTCCTTTAAGGCTGTTTGAATTTTATTCAAAACAGTTGGTTCCTTTGGCATTACCGGGCTCACCATTACAGTCTTAGTTTGACCATCATCTACCATATGACCTAGGCCTAAATCTTCTTTTAATAGGTCATTTATAAAAAGTCTAGTAGATTCTTTAAGCCATTTTTCCATTTATATATTTATTTATACATTAAAATAGCGATAGTTGTATAAATATATGTATGAAAAATAGCGATAGTTCGCAGCTCGGAGTCATATACGAGAATATAGTTTTAATGAAAAGCCCTATTGGCGGTTTAATGGGAGGGATGGATCGTATGGTCAGTGATTTAGAGGATTACGAAGGATACGGCCATGATGATTCCGAATATGATGATGATCATAATCCAGAAGAGGTAGACCCGAGTGAAATTCATATGGCGCGCGCTGAACTTAAAAAAATTGCGGAGTATGCGGATAAGTTATATGATAAAATAGACGAACTTGAAGGTCTTGAGGGCTGGGTAGCATCTAAGATTACAAAGGCATCTGATTATATATCTTCTGTATATCATTGGCTTGATTATGAGCAAGAGGATACCTTCGAAGATGATGATGAATATGAAGATGAAGGTTGCGGATGCCATGAGGATGAAGAAGGATGCGGTTATTAACTTTTTTATAAAATATGAGTCAACCATTTACAGATAACAACGGAACAACATTTTATAATATAAATGTTTGTAGGTCTTTTTCAAAAACTCTCGGCAGTTCTCTTGTAGCGCTTGAGAGCCAACCGTGCTCTGAGGTAGTTATTATAAATACAACCGGACAATTATTGTCTGCTTTTGATGATGGATATAGTAGCGCTGCTAATGCTTTAATTATTCCTAATAATGGTATTGTAGAGATTCGCGGCATTACTAACTCCTCCCAGGTATCTGCTTTAGGGACGAACGGCACGACATTTTCTTACCGGACCCAATATTTTAGCCTAAATCCGCAAAGGTAATTGGTAATATAGCCAATTTAGATTAAATACTGTTAATGACAGTGTTTAGCGAAAAGGTGCAACCCACCTTTACTAGCTCTGACCTTAACATCATTATTGTTGAAAGTTATAAAGAAATTTTCTTCGATGTTTATGAGTTAGAGATAAACGGGAATAAATTTGTAGCAGAGAAGGTTTCCGAGAAAGACGGAAAACCAATCGTATCTATTCCGTTAACGCATAATGGTCAGAAGAAAAACGTGCCGTTTCTTTTAGAGAAGGGCAATAAAACCGAGGTATACTATAATGAGTCTAATACTCGGCTAATAAGACCTGTAAAAGAAACTAAAATTGAAAAATTAGACATACTCAATTTAGTAGAATCTAAAATACAAGAGAGAGTTCCTTTATTTGAAATACCGGATGTAGAAAAAGCGGTAGATAACATAAAGGCAATAAAGGAATCAGCGGTAGAGTATCTTGATAAGTGCCGCGCTGAGTATGTTGAAGCTCAAAAGAAAGAAATAGACAGTTTCGAGAATAAAAAGAAGCAGGAAATCAAGAAACTCAATGAAGAGTATCGTAAAAATATGGTTTCAGAGTTTCTTTCTCTTACTGAGAATGTAAAAAACCAGATATTAGAGAGTAATTCCGAGGAAAGGTCTAAATATAACGATTATATTAGGGAACTCTTTGTAGAATACTGCCAAGAGATAGGAGATAGAGTCGATAATAACTATGAGACTGCTATTAACTCCCTGGAATCTAAGGTAAACACCCTTACAGAAACTATTTTTGCTGATAAAATTGAGAGAATTTTTGAGAATAGGGTTAGCGAGGTCGAGAAAATTATTTCCGCTAATGACACTCTTACTAATAAGAGGTTAGATGAGAAGATAGCTGGGATTAACTCACAAATTAATTCAAAAATCGACAGTTCTTCGAAGGAAAATACCAAAAATTTTGAGAGTTTAGTTGAGCGTTATGATAAGGCTCTTAGAGTCTTAGAGGAGTCTACTATAGAGACCAATAACAACTTCGTCAAGAGCACTAATAAGGCTCTGAGTAGGATTGGTAATGTAAAAACTGAGTTATCGGAGAAGATTGATAAGGTTAAATTAGATATTGAAACCCTTTCTGATTTACAATCTAATTTAAAGGAGAGTATAGATGTACATAAGGAGAATATTAAGAAATATTTTAGTGAAAAAATTTCTATATTAGATACAAAAATAACAGATGTAAATGAGGAGTATAAGAAAGAGATTGTATCTCTTATTAGAGAGAGTGAAAAGAAGTTATTAGAAGAGATTTCCGATAATAAATTACCTACTCTAGTTTTAAAAGAAGCGCGCACTAAAAAGGATAATGTAGAAGTTTCTCTTGAGGATATACGCAAAGAGTTAGAGAATAATATATCTGGTAGATTTTCAAAAGAGATAGTAAGTCTCAAGAGGCTTATTGAAATGACCTCTGGGGGAGGTGGTGGCGGGGCAGGGGGAGGGTCCCAGACTTTATCTTTTAATGAAAATACCGCAACTTTAACTATCTCTAACGGCAATACTATAAGCCTGTCTGCGCTGAGTGGCGGTGAAGTGGTTGGAGGTATAAATAATTTAGATGGTGGTAGATCTGATTCAGTTTATACCCCTACCCAAACATTAGATGGAGGTTCATCGATATAATGGCAATACAAATACAGATAAGAAGAGATACAACAGCAAATTGGACTTCAAATAATCCGGTTCTTGCTCAAGGCGAGATAGGTCTCAATCTAGATCTTAATCTTATTAAGATAGGGGATGGTGTTTCGAATTGGAATTCTCTTCAATATTATTCTAACCTAACAGATATTCAATCATTAACTGCTAATTGGGAAAATACCTACATTACCGTTCAAGCAAATAGTGCGAACTATGACCTTGCTTATCATACTATACTCACAGGAGGGGATATTGGAGGCAATCTTAACTTAACAGGTTATCTCTCCGCAGATTCAATAAGGTTTAATCTTGGAGCAGGTATTACAGCGCCTGCTATCGGAGAACTCTCCTGGGACGCTATAGACGAAACCTTACATATAGGGCTCAATAATGAAGTAACTACAAGGCTATCGCAAGATGTTCTAATGCGAGTTAAGGCTGGCGAGACTATAAAAAGGGGCCAGGTAGTATATGCTTCTGGAGCAGCGGGCGCAGGCTCGGGCAATATTATAGCTAGTTTATTTTCAGCAGTATCAGGCGGAATAGATGAGTTGTATACGTTGGGTATTGCTACTGAGGACTTAGCTACTAACGATTTTGGATTTGTATCTACATTCGGTAAAGTAAAAGATATATCCGTAGCAGATACAAGGGCTATTGACGACCCTGAATATAGTTTAGCAGCAAATAGTGGCTGGGCTATCGGAACTATACTATATCCCTCCGCTGTTCAAGCGGGTAGGTTAACGCAGACCCCGCCCGCTGCCCCGAATAGAGATATTCCGTTGGCCATGATTATTGCTACAAATGGTAATCAGCGAACATTCTTCATTAGATATGAACACGGATATCATGTTGATGAACTTCACGATGTACGGACTGTCGGGGTAAAAGCAGAGGGCGATGTATTGACTTGGAATAACTCAGTAAGTGCTTGGGAGAACAGAGCAGGTACTGAACCAATATTTACTACCTGGGCACAATCAAATAGCGCGAGATATGACAGTGCTTATACTATAGTAAATACCAATAGTTCAAAATATGAATCTGTATTCTCAACGGTTTATAGTAATAGTGCTACGTGGGGGTTAGATTCTCAAACTCTTTCCTTTAATGAAAATACAGCACGACTATCTATATCAAATGGTAATGATATTAGTCTCTCGGCTCTGAGTAGCGGGCCGATTTCATTGCCTTATTTACCTCTTTCAGGAGGAACTCTAACCGGAGCAGTATCAACTAATCAAGATATAGAGATAACAGATTATACGAAAGGAATCATTCTAAACTCACCTAGTAGCATTAAATATAGAGTGACGGTAAGCGATGCAGGCGAACTTATAACTACACAAGTATAATATGCCAATACATGTAACAACTTCTACGACTCAGAGTCTTAGCAACAAAACATTTGTTGATATGTTGTCTACTACTGGCGCTGTATACGCAGATAGTGGTAATAGTAGTCAGTGGAGCAGTACTTACGGTTCAGTTTACGCTGCAAGCGCTACATGGGATTCTGCTTATACTACTGTTAATACTAATAGCGCTTTATGGGCACCGC